GGGCGGGTGTGGAACCTTTGTAAAACACCTTACAAAAATCCTACTAGACTTTCGTCTAACCTGAGAGAGTTCTCTCACCAATCCTTGTACAGGACGGTACGCCTATCATTAATCTCGGCTACCACATTCCTAGTAAAAGGAATCGGAGCACCGTAATGACTGGGCATATAATCAAGGTCTTTCCTTTTATAATCAACATCGCTGACATATCGAAGTGAGTAATCAATTACATCAGGGTGAATAAAAGAAAAGACCAAGTCACTATCCAAAGTCTGAATAGTGGTTAAGGAATCCAAATATTTTTCAAACAATAATTGGGTCTCCACGGGAATACCATATCGTTCAGAAACTAATATGCGTGTAGACATTCCTACTTTGATACTATCAAAAATAGGATTGCGAGTTATATACTCCAGCATAGAGATCACCTTGTCTCTTTCATACTGATTTTCAGGACTGAACAACATACGACTTCCTTGAGTAACACGAAGACCGTATTCAGCCAAACTTCTAAGTATCGGGCAACCTGGATAAGAATAAAGCATAGAAAATGACTTTGCTTTCAATAATTCCTTCAATTTCGAAGGTTTACTTCTACCATACCTACGGGTAGACCATCCAAAACTAAGCATTGCAGATATGGGATCTGTAACATTATTCAAATCATCTTCAGAGAAGACGATACCACAAAAACTGGCAGTCGACAAACTTGTATGCCACTCTATTTTTATGGTAAATCCCAATTCAGCAAAATCTCGCTCAGTCGGAACATTTGACTTATTCAAAAATCTAAATATTCCGTCATCACCCTCAACATATCCGGGAGGAGTAGGAATGCCTCGCTCCTCACAAATAAACAACATGATCATGAGATTCGAAAATCCATTACCAAGTGAAGTATTCATTTCTCCGGACATTCTAGTGCCTTTAATTTTTAAAACAAAGTAATAAAAATTACACTTATTAGTACCCAATATCGTTTTGATAAATGTACTAGTAAACCAATCTCTACAGGGCAAATATTGTATCATGTATTCATACATAGTGCACTCAATGGCTTGCATAACCATAGGCACGAAATGACCTTCAAAAGAGGTATAATCAGTCGCAGCATAAAAAGCATCAACAGTAAACATTTCCATGATCTTAGCAGGTCTCTCAGAAACTGGGACCTTCTTGATAAAATATTCGCTCTTATAGATTTCGGTCTCTATCAACTTAATGACAGGGCCCACTAGAATTTTAAAATAATCAGTACGAGAATAAATACCACGTGAGTATTTATAAGTATCATATGTTTCGTCCTTAACGAAACAATCAACCACTTTTTCGAGTTCTCCGATTGCATAGAAAGGGTCACAATGCAAAAGTTCAAATATGGCGCGCAAATCTTGCTTTCTAGCCTCAGTAAATCCGGTGTTGGATAACCAAGTTTCGAAAGAGAAATCTGCGTCCGGGGCAAGTGGAGTAAGATTTCTCTTACACCACCGCTTGACAAACCGTTTAATTTTTCTAAGCTTGACCTTAATTGGATAAGGAGGACGAAAAGCAAGTCTCTTACCCATTCCCCCTAACGTAGTCATTGGATCGGTCGTGTCAACATGTGGTAAAGCTAATCCACCAAGTTCACATCCCAATGATACTCCAGTTACCGGACGGTAGCTGGGTTCGTTATCCGCATGCTTCGGTACAAATTCCACATCATCCCTCATCTCCTTGAGCTCCTTGACAGGAAGTGGTACTTCATACATGCGATACCCGAACGAAAAGCGTCTTAAATTGTTAGAGGGGCTCTGTGAAAAGGCAGAGCCTGAGTCTTTTGTTGCTGATGTTTAAAGTAAGCCCAAACTAAAAAGTTTGTAGTGTAAACAACATCAACTTTCAATGTTCTATTAACCCAAGTAGTTCCATGCTTTTTCATGGCTGTAGTGATTTTCGCAGCAGCATTAGCATCAGATGAATTGAAATCAACATTTTCAAAAGCTTTCACCTGATCAAAAATTTCCAACGATACGACCATAGTACGGTCATATTCTACCAACCAATTGGGAATCATCTTCCCAAGCCACAATATAAATTTAACTAATGTTTGAGACATTAGTATGGTCCAAAAACCGGTATCTTTATAATGTTCAGAATAGCAGACATGAAGACGCCTGCTATATCGGATCAAAGCATAACATGCATCTTTGTGTCTAGCATCAGAGCGCATTTGATTGTCAGTTCGCAGATCAATCAAATCTCTGTCCATGAATTTAAGAAAAGTATAAGTATTTTTCCACTTGATCATTAACACCGCAGTCTTAACCACAGTATAAATCAAATGTAACACATTATAAGCAATGACTGCAACAAGTCCAAAGAAACTGCCAAACAATCCAATAATAGCAAAACCAAAGAAAGTGTAAGTTACAAAAAGAGGGAAAAACAACCACGAAACAGCGCCAATAAGAACAGGAACTGCAACAAGAACACAGAACAAAAAGAACAGGCCACTAAAGGCTAAAAACCACATCAAGTTCCACGAAAACAATTTCTTGCCCGAAGCAATGATATCACTATAATCAGGAAAAGTTATTCGAGATGTGAAAGTGTACGAAGCTGGATCTTCATCATACTCATCAACATGTTTCGTGGGAGGTTCAGGAAAAGGCATAAATTCAAAGTCTTTCTTCAGAGGATTCATGTCAACACTCCTTTCTTCATTATCTTCTGAGCCTTCACTGACTAATAGAGGAACTTCAGAACCACTAGTCGGATAAGATCCATTCGATTCTTCGCTGCCATCTTCTTCAGGTTGAGAATGGGTAGTATGAGGAACAAATTCCTCCTTCATGGATTCAAGAAACGTCAAGGGGACATATCTATTATTCTTTGAATTAAACCTATTAACATACTTAGCGCGTTCTTCTTCAGTGTTCTTCCTCGTCTCCTCCTCATCCTTCTTGTCTTCAGCAACCTCTTTAAGATAAGCAATTTCATCTTCATAGTTATCAAATTTAGAATTAGTCTCATCCTCGAACTTAGAAAAAGATTCTGAAACCAACGTAGAACTCTTGCTTCCTCTATCTCCGGTCCCTTTATTTTTCTTAGAATTAGAACGGGTACGGCAAGATTTAATATTATGACCATACTTGCCACAGCCTTTACAAGGATGCTGCTGAAAACAAGTACTATCATAATGTCCGTATACCATACAGTATTGACAAAATTTCTTTCCTCCAGAACTGGATCCAGTATCACCGGAACTTTCAACCAAAGGGGTTGTTTCTGTTTCTTCGTAACCATGCCACGGACGCGGACTCCGAGCACCAGAATCTAATCGAGAGGACGACTCTGTAATATTGATCTCTTCTTCTTTGGGAATCTTACTATCAACTTCCCATGATCCTGACAAATCAGAGTGGGTCTCTTTTTCTTGGCTATTAGGCGAAGTTTCTGTAGCCACAATTCTTTCCTGATGTTTTGCAAATCCCTCAGTATGATCTGGCCTCCGGCACACACACTGATATGCTGGAGCCTGACATTCAATACACAATACAATCTGATTCAAATGTTCGTTGTCCATATTCAATTGAGTGTTGTCTTCCATCAGTTTTGAGATTGTACGATATCTAAAAACGGCAAGATTTAACTTTCATCTTACATTAAGCAGCATAATCCAATCTTTCTCAAGGAAAGCCAACTATACATGGGATCTTATTAATTCAAAAAGTTCAACTTCGAACTATTATAACTTGAAGTGAGTTACATGCAACATACGGTGTCAATAGTAACGAACTGAGTCCTGTACGATGCCCTAGGTGTAGCGTTTCATCTTAAATTGAGTGCTAAATGAATAACAGCTCAAATCACCACGCCCTCACAGCCATATAATAATATTTATCGAGAGGTTCCCTTATATGGAAAAATTTGATGTTTTACCTGGTCTCCCAGGGCGGTTACACTTGCAATTGACTAGATTTTTGCATACCGCACTCCGGATCCTAAGATTGAGTCCGGATGTGTAGACTTTTACAGCCAACACACACTATTTCGATCACATGAGACACATAAGTGATTTTTCAGGAGCATTAAGTTATCTGGATTAGGTCGGCGACAATCGTCTCAGTCTTGAGCATTGAGTTGGAAAACTTTGTAATATAATCCATACCTTCAATACTAACCGAACCATTTTCTAAACTTAAACAGGTCCTTCTCATCTGTTCTGATAGAGTGTTAGAGAACTGCAGCCCACTACGACCGCCTTACGTTCACTACACAATAGGGTTATTTATAGTCTCCATTTACATGCGAATGGTCACGCGACCTTATGCCAAGGCCAAAAGGGGTGAATTATCACCATCAACATGATTATCTTATAAAGCCGCTCATGTATACGGCATTTCAAAACACCACCCGCTCTGCTATTGCCATGCCCGTTAGAGCAGTCAATCCTTAGAGTCTTAATTGGGATTTATATTTGAATGTTATTTAATTCTTTTAAGGAAGAATAGGTAAAAATGGAGCAATATAAAAATAGGCTGTTGTCGCACCAGTGACCACAGACAACCCACCTAAGTGGATGACTGCAACCGCATTGTCGCAAAGCCAAATCGCTTCCAATTGTGCTTTAGTTGTCCCATTAGTGACGGACTGCACAGTGCTTCCATTACCAGGATCAAATCCAGAGGTAATTGTTAAGGTAGGAATGGTAGTTAATGTTGTGTTCGCTAAAACCATATAAGTCATTAAATACCAACTACCAGGTTGAAGTGGTTGAATCGTAACCACATTCAGAACGGGTGAAATATTGACCTGCCCATTCTGAGCATCTAGAGCCGTACCCAGTAGATTATTAACATCAATTCCAGTAGTAGAAACATATTGACCAGCAGAAATATTAGAGACATTCTGCAATGTTTGAATTTGAGGAATTTGGAGAGTAATATCGTACTCAACCCAAAGCTCACCAATGACGGCAGTATTTGCCTGTCCAACTGTCGCAACCTGCAAATTGGCTACATCATAAAGCTTGATGTCTTCATTATCACCTAAATTCCCTAATCGAATATACCTACTATTTCCAACCAACGTGGTACTTCGAGGACTTAAGGTGCAAATAAAATCTTTCCAAGGTGCATCAGAAACAACATTCTGATAGGAAGATAATATTTGATAGCTAGATGGCGGATTGTCAGAAGCATCATAATCTGGAGCAATTGAAACTGAACCAGTAAATGAAGTTGACGATCTCGACACATAACGAAATGCTATCCTGTTGAATTTATAATTTTCCCAATTAGTAGCCATATTCGCTAACCATGGGAAAGTGGAAGAAATTCCAGGTTGAACTGGAAAAGTCAATACAGTGAAGCCAACAGAGCCATCAATCACTGCAACAAGTTCACGGTGCCTAACACGACATTCAACTTGACCACTAGATCTAGACCTACGACTTTGAGAAATGTAGGGATCCATATAACGCACCGTGCTAGATAACGCCACGGGCGCGGAGGTGGTAGATATTCTGAAACCATTATTATTATTGTTTCTCCTCCTATTTTTGGGTTTATTTTGACGTTTTGAAACCTTACGTCCTCGGTTATTTTGAGTTCTTTTAGAAGCTAATTTTTAAACCTTATCGTTAATAGCTATTCATGATAAGGGCGTTGTGCCAGGCAGGTAGTTATCCTCTGCTTGAAACTGGCGGGCCGATCTCGACCCAATTAATGTTAGTAGCATTACTATTATTCGTGCAGTATTCATTAAGCTCAACTTTTATTCATAGTAGGTTAAGACTAAGATTTAAGCGTCTTTACGCCGTCGTTGGAGGTATTGCCTAGTTGCACTACCAATGACTAGAAAATAACCTATACTAG